GACCGCCTGTCCCACCCATCCAACTTGCGTTGGATGTCTGATGCAGACATCGCCTTTAGATCTCTTAGTAACTTTCGTTCTAAGATTTCCAGAGTTGACTGTCCACGAGGATCGGATGTTACTCTTACCGAGGGTACAAAACCTTCGGGGAGTTTCTCATCCTCCCAGAACTTCGATACTGATACACCGGTGCTAGCTAGAATTCTAGCTCGGATATCAGTGTTGTATGATTCCGGATGAAATTCCCTGGTCGGGAACTTCGGTCTACCAAGACCGTACTCTCGCCATTCCCCAAGTCCTCTAAGGATTTGGAGTGTGGTGGTCTCAGATTGCTTAGCAGCAACAAGAGACGGGACTTCATCTTGAAGCAGTTGCTTTACAACATCTGCTTTCTTTTCCAACCTAAACTCCAAGGATAGACCTTTTGGGTTAAAACCCAAACCGCCGAATTCCTCGGGTATGTCAGATAAGAGCTTTGCAATTCTTTTCTGACGTGGTCGGAGATAAGAGATGAATTGGCACCCAATAGTCTTGACGTGTTCAAGGAAGGACGCGTCAGACACCTGCCTCCATTTGTAAGGTTTCACACTACTATCCCTAGTAATGAGATACCCCGCAAATTCAGCAACCTTGTTGGAGTCCAGTGATTTACTCGTACTAATGGGACATCCATGCTTGGACATCCAAGTCTTGTATCTCTCTGCTACGATATCATGGGATATCACAACATCATCTCCAAGAACTCGGAAGTTTGAAGGATTTCCTCCCAAACTTTCAATGAGTTTGCCGTGAGTTAGTGCAAACGCGCCAAAAGATGGTCGAAGACCCAATGGTTGGCCTTTAGTCCAAGCGATTTCATCCTTTTGGAATCTCCACTTGGCTCTAGATACCTCTCCAAAGAGCTCAACATCATCCTTATCCGCGCCCATTGCACGAAGAAGGTTAAGCTGAATCTCAAGTGGAAAAAGGTTAGTAGCATCGGACAGATCGATTGAATGGACGGTTTTTCCGTTCTTCAATTCGTTCTGTACCCATACTACACCAGAGTTTTGATCATGGGTACAATCCCATTTCTGGTGTTTAAGGTATGAGTAGATCTGATCAGCCAACGGCGTCAATGCTTGTTGGATGACCCTGTTGGGGTTAGCTATAGCACGAAGCTTATAGCCAGGTTCTTGAATCAAACCAATGGAACCGACTACACGAACAGGCATAAGACCTGCAAGTGTGCGTACGTCCATAGGCTTAGATTCTATAGCCTTCTCTATTGACTGAGAAGAGACTTGCTTGAGTCTGTTCGCTGCCCTTTGGCTGATTGATTCAGCCCGAAGGATAGTGCCCAAACCTTGCTCGTCAAAGCTTTTGAATATTGAGATATATTCAAGAGCAGGCTTTGGTATCGCATCCCTGATTGCCTGATATCTAACAAGTAGATATTGGCCAAACATGTCTCTGCGAAACCACTCCACCTGATACGGAAGGGCTTCCATCTCTGGTCGCGTCTTCCCGTCCCAACATGGTGCTCTACGCTCGGGTGACCAAGTACCGTGTATGATCGACTTCGTAGGCTTACGCTTAGGAAGTTTCTCAATTCTGCAAGGCAAGTCGTCTACCTTAACAGGAAGCGCTTCAACAGAGTTTTTAAACTTTGTTAATTGCTTCTCGGTAACATGGTTAGAGACGAAGAAAGAACCAGCATTTAAAACATATAATGTTTTAGCTAGCTGTTTCCCTTCGCATACCTGGTACAAGGAACCAAACGGACCCTTGGGTATACCGTTAGAATGACGGGATATCCAGGTCGTTGTTTCTGGTGGTGGCTTATCGGCTAACCAGTTGATAAAATCAACTTTATAGTCTTTAAGTCGTGAAGAAGTCCACTCATCACCATTGTTCTTTCTCCAAAGTTCAATGGTATTTGTGAGACGATGTACTAGCTCTCTGCTTAAACCAAGGGCGGATAGGCGGCCACAAACTGAAC